TTTTAAGCCAGCTTTTTGTGCCCCTTCGGCTGTCATGCCATATCCTAATGCATTTAATCTCATGCTTTCTTGATGCATTTTCCATAGCTTAAGTCCACCTGTTATTATTAAAAATCCAGCAGTGGCTATTAAATTGAATCTTGTCATAGCCATTCCAATTTTTCCAAGTATTCCTGGGAGAAACTTCCCGCTAGTATTTAGTTTATCTAGGGCTAGGCCGTACTTAGTAAGTCCCCCACTTTTTTCTGAAAATACTCCAACTGGGCTTTTCATTGATGCAGGTATTTTTGACATGATCTTACCCTTGCCTCCGCCTCCTTGCATCATTGCAGCAGACTGCATCATCATAGGCAGCATAAATCCAACTTGCTGGATTATCATAGATATGATTGGGTTTGCAACCTTGCTAGCAATAAATTGTGCTCCTGCTGCAACTGCCATGCCGCCAGCAATCTGTCCACCAATTCCATATTTATTATTTGGAACTATGCCGCCAGAAACTCTAGGAACAAAAAGTTCAGGTCCTTTTTCTCCAACAACATATGCTTGGCCTCCATTAACTGGGCCACCTTTTTCTCTTCCCTCTAAACCAAATATAATCTTCTTTAAAGATTCTGTAAGTGGGGTATCTTTTTTAGATTCCCAATTTAAGTACTTTTGTCTTAAAATATCTTTATCTATTGGAGATAGTTGTTTTAATACAGACCTGTCTCCAATCAAATCTGATGCAGCTGATCTTACTACGGAGTCTAAAACATCTGGCTCAAGTGCATTTTTTAAAGATCCTTTTGCATCCTTAACATAACCATAAGGCTTTTCTTTTGCAAGTGCCGCAGCAAACTTATCATAGAATAATTTTTGAGTGTGCTTTCTTAATCCAGTATTTGCAAATAAAGTATTGGCCATTTCAATAGATAATGAATTTACACCCCACGGAGCTGACTCATACATACTTGGCTTTGGTGCACCAGTTGGTCCAAACCCTGCGCCAATTCTATGCATTGCTTTACCCTTTAATACATTGCCAATCATTCCACCAATTGCAAATCCATTTGCAGATGATTTAAATCCAGCATCTGAGAGGCTAACTATATGCCCAGACTGTCTTCTCTTTAATTCTTCAGCTGCCGCAATTTTAGCAAGTGCTGCTGGCGTTAGGTTTGTTTCTTTTGAAGGAACTACTGCAGAGTGCACTCCATGAAGTTCTCTCCACTTTACATCTCTTGCGTCTTCAAGTCTTTTAATCATTTTTGCATAAATAACTTTTTCTTGCTGATTGAGATCAAAGCTACCAATAGTTTGTTTAAGTCTTGGTAGAGTTGCTTCAATCTCTTCAAGCATTCTTGAATTATAAGCATCTGGTGTCATACCCTTTGGAATGTTCATTGTTGATTCAGCAAAAAACTTCTTTGCTCCGCTTCCCTTAATTCCAAGTAGGTTAATCATTGCTTGATCTCCAACTGAAGGCATGAATCCAGAATAGTCTCTTAGACCAGATGCGGTTGAAAACACTCCAGCAGTTCCTACATCTGATAATACATTTCCAGATAAGTTTCCTCTGCCTAAATCTTTATCTCCACGAAGAGATGATGCAAGAAGTTGTCTAAAGTATTCATCAGTAGTAAATTTACCATCTTGAACTGTGAGAGCCTTATCGAATGGAGATTCGAGCACAAGTAGTTTTCTTAATCCCTTTGGGTCTGTTGGATCACGCATTACATTAATACTTTGTTTTGGAGCTTTTAAGCCATGCGCTTCACGAGCAATTTGCGTTGCTCTCATTTCTGCAAGCGCAGCCTTTTCATCAAGCATTGGTTTAACAAAAACCTTTTCGCCATTTATTGTATATACTCCGCCAATTCCAGGCACTGGGAAACTTCTTCCAGATGTAGGCTCTAATAAATCGCCATACTCTGTTACTGGGTGCTTTGCAAATCTAGAATCTTTAACTGCAATGTCTGCTTTTTCCATTGCTAATTTCATTGCTCTTTGTTGTTCTACCTGCTTAATTGTTTTAGGCATACCAAGGAACATTGCTCTTCCTCCGCCAAATAGTCTTTGTGCAAATTTTCCAGGGATTTGTCCACCTGAATTTGCAGCAATTTCTCTTGTTAATGGAAGTGCTCTACCTATTGTAAGAAGAAGTCTCATCATCTGAGTAATCATATGACCTCTTTGAATTACAGGCATTCTCTTAATAAGGTTTTGTGCATTTCCGTACTTAAGCTCTTTGGCTAGTAGGTCTGCGGTCTCTCTTGCGGCATTTCCAGTTAAAGGAACTCTGTCTACAAATTTACCTTGTGTCATAGAAGCCAGCCAGTTTGTAAAGTTATTAACTTTGCTGCTTCCAGCCATAGCTAAGTATGCGTTGCCTCTTGTTCTATTACTCTTTACATTTCCGTTTTCTTCAGTAAAAAAATTTCTATCCTGATCTAAATGCTCTGACGCATAGTCTAGTTTTCCATTTGATGTAAATGTATTCATTACTCTTTGTAAAGAAACCTGATCAATATCTGCTCTAGCCATGAGCGCAGCAACCAAGCTTCTAGAAGGTTGAATTCTTGCATTGGCTGACGGTCTTCCTCCAGGCTTTAGCTCTTCTGGTTTATCTTGCCATAATAAATCTTTATATTTTGCTTTTGAGGTTGAACCATCTTTATTTACTACTGTTCGTCCCATTCCCTGCATGTCAATATACTCTTGCATGCGTCTGGACTGCTCTATTCTAAATCTATTAAAAGCTTTTCTATCTACCCGACCAGTTTTTGGATCTTTAGTTCTTTGCATAGCTTCTTCAAAATCTCTTTTTGCCATAGAGACTGCTTCGTCTTCACTAAATCCTAAATGATTTAATACTGCTGCATCGTGTAATATGACTCTATTTTTTAAAGATGCGTCATAGCTAGGATCTGAATTTCTTGTTAGCCAGCCCTTTAATCCAGTAAATAAGTTTTCTGAAAGTCCTCCTCCAAGATTTCTTCCAAGGCCAGATGTATTTCCAGGCCCACCATTTAATGCATGCATTAGTGGCATATTGTCCTGTGCAATATCTGCTGGAATGACTGCTTCGCCAGGTGTTAGAACTACTGGTACTTGACCTCCATCTGCAAATGCTGGGGTTCCGCCAAGAAGATTGCTTATGATTGGCATATTTTCTTGTGTTGATTTTTTATTAATTACAAATGATCCAGCCTCAGCTGTTGTATGGTATGTATCGCTATTTCCTGTTCCAGGGACTATTCCTCCATCTGCAAACTTAGGTTTTGTTGTTTGAATATTATATCCTGCGCCTGATGTTCTAACTCCACCAAGTGCTCTTGCAATCTTATCAACAATATCTTTTGTTGTTCCTTTATGGAACATTTCCTTCATATTAGACTTGCCTGTTATTGGGTCTACTACTGGCTGCGATGTCAGTGGGACTGTAGTTAGATTTGCAACTCTTCCCATACCAGCTGCAGTTGCTGCTGCAGTTTCGGCAAGCATTGCCTCTACTGTTGCATTCATTTGAATAACTTTTGCCCTAGCCTGATCTACTGTTATCTTGCTTGCTTGAAGCTCTGCAACAATTGCTTGTGTTTCGGCTGCAGCTAGCTGAGTAATCTCAGAAAATTGTGGAAGAAGTGCTTGATACGATTCTGCCAAACTTGATGTAATTGTTCCAGTTGCCATCACTTCAGTCTTTAATGCTTTAATTTCTGTTTCTGACTGCATAGCAATTGCTGCTGTCATCGCATGCCATTTTGCTGCCTCTTGTGCAACTATGCCAGTTGAAGTTCCATTAACAGATGTAACTCCTGGAATCTTTGGCATATCTTGATTCATATATGCTTGCGGATTCTTTCCAATTCTTACATTTACTGGGCCTGCTCCAGGAACCGTTCCAAATATTGTTCCCATCTGTGGGCTTTGTGAAGGTATAAGGTGAGACATATCTCTTGAATATGGTGCGCCAATTAATGGATTATTTTTATCTACAACTCTTTGTCCTGCTCCGCCTGCAGAAATTACTCCGCCTGCAACTGTAGATATCGCTGGCTGCACTGCAACTTTTGCTGCATTTGCTTTTAGCTCAAGGTTGTTAAATGATTCTGTTAATGTATTTACTGCATTTGATAAAACAATTGTTGCTTCTGAATCAGAATAGAATGATGTTGCTAATCCCTTTGCAGCTGCTTCTGCAGCCATAATTTCTGGTGTGAGTAACTTAAATCCTTGACCACCCTTGGCAAGTTGTCTTAAATGGAATATACCTTTTACAACATACCCAATAAAGTTACCCATTACACCAGCCATCATGATGAGAGGACCAGCAATTGCTGTAATTCCACCCAATGCATTTAAGAATGTTTTAACTGGTCCTGGCAAGTGCTGGAAGAATTTAATTATTGAGTCTACTACCTTTAATACCTTTGTGCTTATCTTTAAGAACTGCTCTCCAGTTTGTGCTAGATCTGCCTGTACTGAGGCCCATGCTCTTTTAAATTGTCCAGAAGCGGATTCTGTCATCATTGTTAATTCTCGTGATGATATGTTTGCAAGGTCAGATGCGCTTGCCTTCATAAGATCCATTACCTGAAGAGTCTGTGATCCTTGCTTTCCAAGATTTTCAAATAGAGCAGACATTCTTGCAAACTGGAATTTTCCAAATAATTGTTCAATGGCTCTTGATTTATCTAATGGATTTAATTGATCAAGCGCAGACTGTAAGGCCATTATTGTGCCAGTTAAATCTCCAGCATTTGTATTTACTATACCCTTTAAATCAATTCCAAATGAAGCAAATTGTTCTGTTGCTACTTTAGTCGGATTAATAAGTGATGCCATTGCTGACTTAATTGCATTTGCGCCTTCTGCAGCATTAACACCACCTTCTTTCATTGCTGTGAGGTACAAAGCTAAGTCTTTTACATCTCCGCCTAATGCTTTAATTACTGGACCAGCCTTTGGAATAGCTTCAGTTAAATCTGCAAGGCTTGTTGATGTCTGGTTTTCAACTGCGTTAAGGAAGTCAATTGATTGTGTTAGCTCATCTGTATTTTGCTTAAATGCATTTTGAATAGCAAGAGTTGCTTTCATTGCATCTTGTCTATCAACTTCTCCAAGCACTGCTAATCTTGTAGTTTGTTGTGTTGCTTGAAGTAAATCATTGCCCTGCTTTCCAGTTGCTGCAAGATCTGCTGCTAATGAAATTGTATCTTTGTACGCTACTCCATAGGCACCAGCAATTTCTTTTGCTGTTGCGCTTACATCTTTTCTAACTTGAGCTAAGTCTGCTGCAGATGTGGCTGCAAGCCCTCCGTAAACTTTTGTAAGTCTTACTAGTTCTGCGTCTGCTTCTCTAAATGCTTTTTGTGCTGCTGCGCCAAATGCAACAAGAGGAACTGTCAAGCCAACAGTTAGCTGGCGTCCTGCCCACTGTGTATTTTTACCCCAGTTAATAAGTTGATTTGATCCGTCAAGCATAACCTTGTTCATAATTGCTGCTTCTTGTCGAGCAAGGTTCATCTTGTTCTTTACTTCATCAAGCCCTTTTGCAACCATTACGTTATACTGCATTAGACCTTGTGCATTTTTGCCTATCGGCTGAATAATTGCCTGCTCAAGCATTACTTGCTGTTTTGCTAGGTCTTTAATTAATGTGCTAGTTTTCTTTGTATGGCCGTTCCAAGCATTATAATAATCGTTGAGCTTTAAGCGGCCTCTATCTAAGTTCTTGCCGAACTTGTCTACGTCTGAAGATAGTGATACAAAGTGTGAAGAGAACTGTCCAGTTGAACGCATCGTTTCTGCAAACGACTTGTTCATCACTGCAATTTGATTTGCAAGCTTGGCGTTAGTTCCCGCTGTTGTTTCTTGTAATTTTACGAGTTGGGCAGTAACCGCAGCTAGTTGAGTTCTTAAACTCGTGAAGTCTGCGTGGGCGGTAATATTGGTCGTGATTAAATTATCTGCCATATACTTATATTACTCTATTCGGTATCCTAATCCTGCTCCGATGCCAAAACCAGCTTCGCTGGCAAAAGATCCTTGTAATGAAACAACATCATCTGCTGCTGCATTTATACCAAGCGCTCTTCTTCTAACATCTTCGAAGGAGGAACCCTCCTCATTTTCATTACTGCTTTCATTTAAATCTACTCCCTGAATTGAAGCTAAGAATCTTCTTTTCTCCGATTCAGTCTTTTGCATTGATTTAAAAGTCTGGATTAACTCTGGCATTGAAAGATTATCTTCTAATTGTTCGTAATTTATCCAATTACCAAGAAGAAAAACTTCCCCTTCTAAAGCGGCTAGATCTAGTTCTGACCAGCCAGTACTGCTGCCGCTAGTAGGTTTGGGTCGTCCATCTTAATTCCGCCGCAAACTTCTAGAATGCGATTGATAGTTGGAACGTCAAGTGTGTCTTCAAATGCGTCTTTATCTGCTACTAGGTCTGGGAGTTGCTTTTGTAGTGCCACTCCGCATGCCTCAATAAGAATTGTTAATGTCTCATCTTCTGATGTTACTTCTTGTGTTCTCTGAATGACTTTCATAAACTCACGAAGCTCTTTAATTGTTAAAGGCTTGAGTTTAACTGTTGCGCCATTTTGTAGTTGAATTTCTTCAACATCATATACTGTAGTTGCCAATTTAATCCTCCTAGGATTTCGTCTTAATTATTGTATCATATCGGAAATATCATAGCAATAGAAAACCCCCTAATTTCTTAGGGGGCAATCTATTAATTAATTATATTAATTATATTGCTAGAACACGGTCTACGATGAAACCATATTCCTGACCAGCATATGCACCGTCTGGAAGCAAACGGAAAGTTACTGGGAATGTTGATGCTGCGTTACGAGCCAAAGAGAACTGTGACTGTTGTACAGAAAGAACACGACGTGCATAATATACACGCTCTGTCTTTGTTGCTTCAGATGTTGGAGCCTGACCTACTGCAATTAGTTGACGCTCTGTTGGAGCCTCACCAAGTGCACCACCAGCAAGTCCGAGCTTATCGGTTGCTGTTAGGCCTGTTCCTGATGAAGTTAATGTTGATGCTGACTGACCAAATACAGCAAGAACGTTCTCAAGAGTACCTTCTGCCATTTCTGTTGCGATCATAACTTCCATTGACTCCTTGAAAAGCTTTGCTGTATCAAGAAGCTGATCTACTGTTACTGAACCGTATGATGGGTTGTATGTAACCTGAAGACCGTTGTTTGTGTAACCTACGTTACGATAAAATGCACCCTTTGATGTTGATGGTGTGCTACCTGAACGTGCTGTTCCATCTGTAAGTGCTGTTTCTGTTGAAACATCATTTAATGAATCTGTGTAAGATAGACCAGAAGCAAAAGCTGGTACAGCTTTGTTCTTTGAAGCTACGAATGCCTTTGCGACACCTGCTTCTGCGTTTGCTACATAATCTGAGTCGGTGATATCTGTTACTGAAAGAAACAGTGGAGACGCACCAACAAGAATATTTCTTGCATTACCTGCAATCTGTGTTGCCATGTGTAAAACCTCCTGTTAAATAAACATATATATATATTGACTTACATTTTAAATCTAATCAAAGCTGGCTAGGCTCTCTTTTTCCTCTTAGCTAATTTTACTGGATAACTAGACTAAAAGCAACTAGTTGAATCTGCCCTTGGAATCGGTCGTCCTTGAATACTTGACCTCTAGGATAACATCTGTGGATATAAAACCCTGAAGTTCTGCTGAAGGCTCTATGGGTGATGTCTCGACCACATGGATACTGTGGAATATTAGTTTATTTGTGTCCCTGACTGCATTTGCATCTCTGGCTGACTCATCCATTCTGCGGAATAGATCCATCATGAGGTTTCTTATTTCGTAGACCTCTGTGATGTCTGTTGAGTAAATTGTAAATAGGACCTTCTCGCAGGCTATTAGCCAGATGTCTTCAAATGACATTCCAATCTTATCGTACACAATATGCTTTTTACCATTTAGGAATTGATCCATTTCTGGTGACTGCTGTACTGGGATGATTGGGATTATCTCTTTTCCGAGATTATCTGAATAGTAATTATAGGGATCAAATATTCCCGCATCTTTTAACTCTTTCCACAAAAATTTACGAAGCTCGAACATTGCGTCTATTTTATAATCTACCGTCATAGTGAGCCTCCAAATGCTGCCTGTAGTGATGCGTCCGCCTGTGTTCTTATTTTACCAGGGCTGAAGCTATATTGCACCTTCTTTATATTCATTGGAAGATTTAGTGCTTTTGTCATTTTTGAATTAAATATTCTTTGTAGTCCAGATGATTTTATTGATGAGTTTACCAACTGCCCACCAAAAAATCTTCCATATGATAATGAGAATTGATTTGTGGCCTGTGCTCCACCAGGCCTCTTAACGGTCACTGACGTACCTTTGGGCATGAAGACAGTTTCACCATCTAGCTCAAATACTAAGCGCTCAGCGGACCTTGGACGGATTACTATGGGCATTCCAGTTTCCATCACAAAGGCTTTATTTGCAAATATATATTTTTTCTTTTGTTTTTTATTTTTAGATGGGACTGAGGATTTAGATAATTTAAAGTCATAATTAATTTTAAAAGAAAGGCCGTCCATATCAAATCTTGATAGCTTAAATAGTCTTGATGTTGGAACTCCAACCTTATTCCATTCATATATATGATGTAAAGATCTTGGCTTTACTCTTGCTTGTGAATCAATATAGTCGCCAAAGTCTTTTTCTATTTGATTAAATATTGTTGTTTTAAATAAATTCTTAAACTCAGAATTTGTTGTTAGCTTAGAAAGGACTGCTGCCTCATAATATAAAAATGCAGAAACTTGTGCTACTGTGCTATCCCTAAGAATTCCTGGGGCTGATCCAGCCATTAATCTTTCAAGTCCGCTGGCAGTTTGAATTAACGCTACGCTAGAATCCAATTTCCTGGTTCTCCGATCTCTTTGCAACAGAGTTGTATGCAAGAACATTACCAAACGGATCGGTAATCGGGGTAGAGCTTATGACCTCAAATACTGTCGGTGTATTATTTGGGTAGTTAATCTCTTTCCAAACAACGTTGCCAGACATATCTCTAACATTGGTAATCTTTTCTCTATATGTTATTTGGTCAGGGGTTCTAATTTCAAGCATTTGTTCATTTGAATACTTATTATTAAATATCTGCTTGTCGCCACTTCTTCCAGAACCAGAATTTGAAACTATTCCTTTTGCAGAGCATGGGACTGATCTGGTAAGTATCCATTCTTTTTTAATGGCTCCAGTATTCTCATCTTGAGTGTCTAATTGAAGATAGATGTCTAGCTTCATTGGCATTAATGAAGTTGCTAAACTCATTTTAGAACGCTACCATTCCATTCAATACATATGGTGATAGAAGCTGATCTGCGTACAGATTTCCAGTTCCTCTATGTGCGTCTTCCATAAACTCAAACTTCCAGTCAAATGTACTTATGTTCTTTACGTACTTATCTTTCCAAGCACGATCTTGATCAAAGAATTGTTTAATTAATATAATGCATGCCTCTTCAACATTGTCTGGTACTGATGACCATCCAAATCGGCCTTGCACAGAATATCTGTAGTCCTTCTTGAATGCGCCAGAAGAACCTAAGTCATTAATTGTTGGTGGAACAAGCCCATTAGATACATAGACCATGCCATCATTTAGTTGCTGTCTATTGACTCTAATTCCAAAACCAGATTCAGAAATCATAGGCGCATAAGTCCAGTTACTAATATTATTAATATTATCAACTAGCAATACATCATTTTCATAAAGCTCATGTATCTGATTCATCTTAAATGGCATAGGCAAAATGTCAGCACCTGAGCCATACACAATTTGTCTGTCATCGTATAAATGAAAAACTTGATTTGTATATATCTCAATTAGTTTTCTTGCATATTTCTCAGCCATCTGTAATTCATGGTATGACTTATAATTTGGGTCAGATGTATCTGTTCCAAAGTTTAAATCATCAATAATGTCCGATAAATTTGCATATGGAGTTACTACATCTGTGAAGTATATGTGTGAGGCTTGATTGCCATCAACCTCATACCGCCACTCTACTTTAAATTTTCTATTTCTTCTGCATAGTGATAACGGCAAAACAACCTGATATGTTCCCATATCGGTCTCTAGTTTTGTAGCAGTAAATGTACCAACTGGCACATTTGGATTAACTGTTGGTGAGATAGTATTATCTTCAGTAATATCATATACTACTGCTATAACATCGTCATCTGCATCTACTAGTTCCCCACCCCAAAATATTTTTGTTTTTATTGGTGAAGTCTGATCTTTATATATTTCTGCCATTAACTTATGTTAACGTTTAGTTATAGAAGTCTTGAACTTCCTTTGGTGTCGCTAAACGAAAACCCTCCTCTGAGTCAAAGATTTTTTGAGCATCTTCTTCTGACATAGCCACAAAAGGATGATCCTTTGTAAATGTATATCCATGGATATCGTATCTCATGTTGTCTCTTGTCATACGGACAAGGACTGTATCTTCTGGCTGAGCCTTCGGGTCAAACTTAGGAAGAATTTCAATTTCTTCTGTGTCTTTTTCGATTGCCTCTACTGTACTTTGGTATACACTCCAAGTAACGCCTTCTTCTGCTAGAGCCGCAATAATGTCTTTTTTATTCTTTAGGTTTTCTGTATCGACTGCAAAATCTGTTGCAATTATCTTTAGTTCAGCTACCTTTAATGTGTCAAACGACATATTTTATTTCTCCTTTTTCTAGGTCCTTTAATTATAGCATTGTTAAATTTAAATGAAAAGCCCCCAAAATTAATTGGGGGCCTTTCGGTAGTTTAATTCTTAATTAATTAAGAAGCAACCTTAACGTTCTTTACAACTACCCAAGCGTCTGCCTGCTCGATTTGAACACCAACACGAGTATACATTGTGTACTCGATTGAGTCCTTACGTGGCCAGAAGAAGCGGTAAACAGTAACATCACGCTTGATACCAATAACAACGTTATTTGGGAATGTCAAGTGGATATCTCCGTGTGAACCTGATGGGCTTGCATATGTACCTGTCTGTGTCTCAGGAAGCAATGGAACTTCAACGATTGGAATACCAAATGCGTATGGAGCTACATATCCTGCTGGACCTCCAAGAACTGGAACGTCGCCACGGATGATGCCTGAAGCAATATCTTGTGGAGTAACATTCTGGATGTTCTGTGAGTTTGAGTATAGGTAATCTTGGATCAAGTTTGATCCTGCAAGGAAGCGAAGGTCTGTACGACGTTGCTTGTACTTACGTGGAAGAGCCTTAAGGGCTGAGTTAAATACTGCACGAGAAACTGCAGCACCTGCAGCATCGACAACGTGACCGCTTGTCTTTGCCTTCTTAACTACACCGTCAAAAGACTTGTATAGTGCATCGCTTGAAAGTGATGTATCACCGTTAAGAATAACATCTTCGATGTCATTTCCTGCCTGTGTTGCCATCATACGTGCAATGTGATCTTCTAGATCTGCACCTTCAATGTTGTCTTCTAGAGACTCTGTTGAAAGCTCCCAGTCCATGCGGAGTTTCTTTGTTGAAAGAGAAATTTTTGAGAAAGTAACACCGCTGTTAGCAGCTGTGTTTTCGCCTTCGGATGCAAGCTTTACAAGCTTCTCTCCTACGGACATACGATCAATTTCTGTTGTGTCAGCTTTCATACGGACTGTACGTGCAACCTTACCAATTACGGTAGCATCGAACATATAGTCCAAGAATCGTGCTGATTGTTCTGGGTTTAGAAGTCCACCGTTGCCATTTTCTGAAGCAACATGAACGCCTGAACCACCTGTTGAAGAACCGAACCCTGTTGATACTGTTGCACCAGCTGCTGCGGCCTTTTCTAATAATTCATTACTCATTTTTATTTCACCTACCTTATTTTAGTTAAAGATTTCATTTACGGAACCGAGGAAAGCTCCTGACCATTTTGATTTTGATTTGGTAAATACCTCAGACCCGCCAAGGTCAGAGGACTTCTTAATTGCGGTATCGCCTTCTACGGCATCAACCTGCTTTTGAACACCTTCAATGGTGCCCTTTATTTCTGTCACAGCTGCACTAAGTGCGCTGTGCTTTTCTGCCAACTCAGAAATTCTATCATCAACGCTCTTGCTGAAAGCTTCAACAGATGTTTTAATTTCTGTAACTTGTGCAGCATTTGCTTCTGTAGCCTTTGTGAGTGTCTCTGCGAAAAAGCCTTTGAGATCGCCTAACATTTTTGCAAAATCAGGTTCATCAACCATAACTTCTACTGTATCGGCTGCTTTTTCAACGTTGTCGGCAGAGGTATCTTCAACTGTAGAATCTACAGCTTCCAATGATTTGTCAAAAAGATTGACATTTGAGTCATCGTTAGCTTCTGCTACGACTTCCTCAACTTCTGGAGTAACTTCGGCTGGTGCTTCAACAACTGCTTCTGCAGCTACTTCAACATCATTACCTACATTAAGTTTTTCCATGTCATTACCTCCTTCTACGTTTGCCTGTTTTGCTAATTGTGTTTCAGGCAACGGTAATCTTGACTTCTTAAATGAAGCAAGAATTTTATCTATTTCTTTTGACTTATTAATGTCTGAACTTTCTACCCAACCGATTAGCGCAGTTGGTTTTCCAGATATTGGTGAATCAAAAGTTTTTTCTGTAGACATAAACACTGAGTCGCTGTCTTCGCAATAAAAAATATTTTCTGTTACTATATTTGTAGCAAGACCCTTGTATATCATCTTTCCATTAACTTTCTCAATTGAAAAAATGTTACATAGCTCGTTTGCTGGTGAGTCGACAATTGAAAGTTCAACAAGGTCATAGTCCTTGATAAATCTTACTGCCTCTCCTGTTGCTTTGTTAACTTCATTATCAGACTCTTTAATCTTTCCGCCGATTGAAAAACCAGAAAGAGTGCCGTCAAGAACTTTTTCCCAAGTATCTTGTGCACCCTTTGAAATGTATGAAGTTACATAAACTCCATTGTAAAAAGTTTGAGACTTTTGATCGTAGTATGTTTCTGGCTTAAATGAAACAACTTTACCAACTGCAATTGACTGATGCATCTCACGGAGATTGCCTCTAAAGTTTTCGAAAGCTTTTATGCTTGCTTCTGCTGTGACGACATCTCCTGTCTGGTCAACATTATCTAATGTTGCAAAACCAGATACAGTTCTATTTTCTCGGTTGACCTTAGTAAACGGAATCGACAAATGTAAGTTGTCGCCATTACTAGACCAATGGCCTTTTTCAATGTTCATATGGTTAATTTTAGTGGTTTATCTACTATAACGCAAATAACAGTTGATTAAACTTATTTGACTTTTGGACCGTCGCCCTTGGGGTTTCTGGCTTCTCCGCTTTTATCTGGGGCATTTGCGGACCTTTGTTGGTCTCGCTTTTTATTACCAGTTGACTTTGCTTTTTGATCGGCTACTTGCTGGGGCTTTAAATCCACCATTTCGTCTCCGCCTTCAACAGTTGTCATATTCTTTCTAAGACGAACTTCGTTAGGGGTAATAACCTGCATTCTCAAATAAATTTCATCAATACGGCTTTGAGTTTCCTCATCAGTAAGACTTAATTCGTTAAACTTTAATTGCACAACATCTGTCTTTTCTGCAATTAAATAATTCAATTTCTTTTCAAGTCTATCTTGTGATGGACGGCAAACCTGCTCTTTAAATGTCTTATCAGCATCCCTAGCAGCAGCAAGGTTAATTCCTTCTGGTATACCAATTTTGCTGATTGGAACACGGTGAGCCAAAAGAATTTCATCTCTATTAGATTTACGATAGATATTAAATGAAGATTCTTGCTCGCCTGCTTCAATTGGCTCCATCTTAAATTCAGTCTTTGAGTCTGGTGTATCTGCTGGAAGTGGGATATATAGGGATCTATGATTTTTACCCTTTAGTCCAACTTGGAAGAATTCAAGAAGCTTTCTTTCTGACTCTGGTGAAAGTTTTGCTCCCTTTACTGTAATAATATATCTTGGCACCGCCTTATTTTCAAAATAGTCTAAGTTATATCTTCCAGCAAATTCATTTCCTGCCAGTGCTTGTTGCGCTGCAATAATGTCTGGGACCCCGTAATAGTTATTCATAGGAGTATATTTCTTTAAATGTATAATTTCATTTGGTCGATCTTCTTGTCCAGCAATTGGGCTTGGTGTTTCAAGATCTCCAAAGTTACGGAAGTAGACTGCTTTTCCGTAAAGAAGCTGGATGAATCCATCACGGAATCTGCGTACACGCATTGTTTTAGCTGGTATATGGCCGATATAGCCTATATCTCCAGCAGTGGTACGTCCTATCTCTATGTACCCATTTCCAGTTGCCTCAAGGTCTGTGTAGGCCTTTATCAGGGTCTCTGTAAATGATTCCTCTTCGTTGCAATCGTCCAACCATTTATCTAGTTGAGTTTTAATTCTATCAATTTTTGAACGAGCTCTATCTGCCTGCTTTTGATCAGTTATAGCATCCATTGCATCTTTTGCTTTTGATGTTTCTGTAAACATATATCCTAGACCAACAATGTTTGAAACCTTAGCATTAATTGCTGCATAGTTGTACGTAGAGACTTCATAAATTTTTGAAAGGTATTCTAAGTTATATGTTGGTTCTACTAGATCAAATAATGCATATCCACTAATTGCTTGCTGTAGCAGATTCTGCTGTGTGCCCACTCCAGATATTCCAACAAACGCTTTTGAGAAATCACGATTAATTTTGCGCTTAAAGTTTGTACCTAATCCTCTAAGCTTTTTAATTTCTTCTAAGCCTATCTTAAATGGATCTTCTGTTTCCTCTGCTTTTTGAAAATGAAACCAGTCTGAGGTATTTGAGATATCAATTGTATTTGATGAGTTTTCATCTTCCATAAATTCAACTTTGCGTGTCATTGTACATTACCGCCTCTGAGGACTGAGTCTTTGTAGACTCCGATATCGTATGGGTCTGGTGGGAGTCCCCACTTAAGTCTTTGCTCTTGCTCTGCGAGCTCTTCGTCATTGATTTTTCTGCGCCCAGATAGAAATTTGGGTTCGCCCTCATAAATACCATATGAGCGAACTTCTCTAGCCAAAGCATCGATTCTGGATCTATTGCCTTTGATTGACGTGATCGAAAGAAAATTACCATCGTCATCTCCAATCCATCTGCCGTCTGGCATCATCCACACATATATGCCCAAGGTCGTCTCTTCGACAATCTTAGTATTTTTCTTTAAGATATCCATAGACCATAATCATACCATTATCTGATACCAAAGTCCAGATTTTGTACAAAGAATTACACTAAATGGTTATATTTGAACCAGACAATTCAATAGAATAGATTGAGTATGCTGTTAGGTCATTTCCAGATGCAGATTCCTGAATTGAAAGGGCTTCTGACCCTACAGAATTTGACCAATTGCCAATATAGTAGTTGTAGTGGTTTAATATCTTGGCCTGAGTAAGGTCGTTTTGGTATATAGCTAAATTATTATATTTAGATCCTACCCCATAAGATGTTCCAGCCACATTTTGATTAATTTTAATTATCCCAGAAGTACTGGATGATAGAACTATTACTACATGGTGTGGGAATCCTACCGTGAAAAAACTTGAACAATTTGTCTGGGATGTAACATTATTCCCATTTACGTATACGCTTGAGATTCCGCTTTTATTAATAGTACCATCCGCTGACCATTCAAATATCTTGGAGCCATTTGCAAATAGTACATTTTTGCCAGAGCCTGGGGTATATATCATTTCTATGGTTTTTGATGAGGTAGATGACTCAATATTAAATCCGCCAGTGCTATGCATTGAAAGTCCATTATTATTGTTATACGAAAGGATTCTTTCATTATACCTAGATAGATCATAGTCTTTGTCTGAGTATATTCTATCTCCAGAATTGTCTGCATAATAGTCTATGTTATTAAAAAGATCTATTGATAGTGTCTCCAATCTAGGGATATCAAAGGAAGTATCATCTGATGACATAGTGACTTTAATATAGACACGTTCGCTTGTTGTCAAATCATCTTTTGTTATATACGGAAGAGATTTATTATTTTCACATTGCCTCCAGTTAGTTAATCCGTCAAGGCTAATTTTAACAGATATGTTTTCAATATCTGGGTAGTATGTAAGCTGAGAGCTGTTTATTCCAATGCCAGACGGTATTAGGATTTCTTCTGTGAAGCTAAATGACGCTGCCTCTTCAGTGTCAGTTTTCTGAAAAGTTATGTAGTCGTGATCAGTAGATAGTACGGCATTATCATTAATTACATCTGACCATTTTGTTGAAGATGGATAATAGTATTGTTTTACTGGCAATATTTTTGAATGGTTTAATGTAAAAAGAATTCCTCCGTCAGGTTCAACAATTTGCAAATGATTTAATTCATATGATCCAGATAAATAATGATTTTTTATTTGTGCTTCAGACAATACGTATCTATAAAATGCAACACAGTCTATAACAAAAGGTTCTGCTTCATTAGACGGACCGCTCATAAAAGATACATTTGGGTTAGAAAATGGATAGGTCTCATCAATAGATTTTGTTGATTTAACAATTCCATTTACATATAGAATTATTGCAGAGCCGTTGTATACAGCAGAAATATAAGAAACTGAAGTCTTTTCTATTTTAGCAATCGCAATAGAAGATCCAATATAAAAAAGCACGTTGCCATTTTTATATGTTACTCCAACTTTATAGGTTTTCTGATCTAAAGTATATGTATGAAAAACTAATGGTATTTCTTGCGTTGAAACTTGAGGTGGCTTAAACCAAAAATCTATAGAGAACGGATTATTTTTGTATACAGATGTTGCCATTCCTGGTGTGTCATATATAATTTTTGTATCTGAATTCATTTTAGTTCCAGATATAGATCCAGGAACTAATGGCATTAGGACTGCATTTGAGGAGTTAAAAGAAACTCCATTATTAGAATTTCCAGAGTAGTCATATATAACCGCTCCTCCAAGATTGGCATATGAAACACCATTATCTCTTAAATCAGCATAGGTGGCATATTGAGTTTTAAGTGCATCGTAAGAAACTGTTGTTCCAGATATTACTTCGTCTAAAAGATAAAATGATGTTGGGTGGTCATTTAGGACTACTCTTGCGTATGACATCCTGGACCTACTGCTCTTCTAGTATTTTTACTCTTGCTGTAAGCTCTTGTACTGCTTTAATTAAAGGAGAAATAAATTCTTCATATCTTAACGCCTGTTCTGAATCTGGGCTGTCCTTGTCTATTAGTACCCACCCACCAAAATCTTCAACATTAGCTTCATCTAAAACAGATTTTACTTCTTGTGCAATTAATCCATAGTGTATTCTAGTTCCTGGTACGGATATAATCTCTTCATCAACTATCTTTTTTCCGCCTTCTATAAATTTGTAACTGACTGGATTTAGTTTATTGATAAAATCAAGTCCTAGGTTAGAGTTTGCAATTTCAGTTTTTAATCTTTCATCAGAACTATTTATTGTTCCAGTATTTGAATATATTGTTTTCCAAAATCTATTTGAAGTAGCATTTACGGCAACATCTATAGGTTGACCTATTGAATATAAATTATTAGAAAGTGGATACCAGTTTGAGTTTACTCCAGTGGATGAAGATATCATAGACTGCAGGGAAATTCTTGTAGCAATTGGATCTATGTTTGCATTTGTTCCAGCTGCTCCTGTTGCTCCTGTATCTCCTTTTGCGCCTGGGGCTCCATCTGCTCCACGAGGAATTGTAAAGTTTAAAACTACATCGCTAGATGTTCCAGAATTTGTTACTGCTGCATTTGTTCCAGCAGCACCCGTAACAACTGTTGGAGATACTGATATCGTTGCTGCTGCGTCACCTTTAGGTCCAGTAGCACCAGTAGTACCTGTTGCACCAGTTGCGCCCGCTGGGCCAGAAGGAATTGTAAAGTTTATTGTTTGTGAAGGAGCGGTTCCAGTTATTGTTACTATTGGTTGCGTACCAGCGGCTCCTGATGCAACTGTTCCAACACTTAATACATTTGCTGGACCTGGTCCTCCGAGAACACCATCTACTCCTCTTGGTATATTAAAAGTTAATGCTTGAGAAGGAGATGTTCCGCTAATAGTAACTGATGCGTTTTGTCCAGGACTAATAGTATTTGTTGCGGCAACTGTAATGACGTTTGAAGGTCCTGTTGCTCCCTGCGGGCCAGGATTTGCTGCAATGAATGTCGCTATGTCTGTTCCCAAGATGCCAAGATCCCTAGGAACGTCGGGAGAGTCCGAGTAACTTGGGAAGTGCCATCCATTAACGCCTACTGTTGCCATTTTTTAATTATACCACTTTACTTTTTATATACTGATAAGTGGCAGGTATACCTTTCTCCTGAAACTATATCATTTACCTTATGCAAGTAAGGCTCCTGGCTTGGGAATATCAATAAGCTTCCCTCTTCTGGTTTTATAGAAATGTTATGGTCTGGGAAGACGATCTCTCCACCGCTATAGCCATTGTTCAAATAAGATATCATTGAGAATGCAAGGTCTGTATCTCCGTCATAGCTATCGCAATGTGGACCCATTCCTGGACCAACCCATTTTCTAATTGGCAGTTCTGAAGTCATAAGATTATAATGGCTAGAGTCCAATCCGTGTGATGCTAAGTATTGATTCAGGCACATCTCAAAAGCCATCTCAATACTATTTTTAATATATAGTATTTTTTGATCAAGTCTTCCATTGTCAATCTTAGTTTTAATGTTGTTTGTTAAAATCACTTTGTTCTTGCCATACACAAAAGACTTATTGTCGCTTGCCGTCCAGTCATGCCATTCAGTTATAATTTCATGGCTTCTGCTATCTTTATCAACTTCATTGATAAATTCTAATAGCTCTTTTGGATAACTTAAAACATTTTTAAAATACCATATATGATGAGAAAGCCTCTGCGGAATAAACATGTGATACATGTCTTCTGGGTTAAATGAATCTTCACTCATCTTCTGCGCCAACTTCTGCTGCTGGGACTGGTGCACCGTAGGGGGTAAGCCTTAGCCCTTGCTTACGAACGTCTGTCCACTCTACTGCCTGCTCTGCTTGCATCGCTCTTACTTCAGCTAATTCTTTTGCCCAAGCATCTCTAACTTCTTGTGGATAGTCAGATTCTTCTCTATCATCCCAGAATGAACCAATTGTATATCTAGGTGCATTTAGGACTGGTGTAACTTCATGCATGTTCTTGTGGCCACCGTGAAAAATTAAAAATGATCCTGCTTTTGGAGTCACTTCAAAAATATTTTTTTCATTGTCTGCATAAAACTTTAAAAGCCCTCCATCAAAATCATCATTTAGGTATAAGAATCCAGCATACCTACTTCTTGTAAATGCACCATAAACTCCATCATTAGAAGTGTTATCAGAATGCTTTGGCGCAAATGCCCCTGGTAGCCATCTTTGCATATGAAAACTAATTCTTGACATTTTTTCTGTATCTTGGTTTGCCAGTACCCCCGCTGCGTGTTTAAATCTAGCTCTTGTATCAGCAAAAAAAGTTGGCGGAAGGCCAACCTCTTCCAGCATTGGATCATTTGGTTCTGGATACATGCCAGAGTATGACTCATAAAAAGATATTGACTTCCAGTAATCTGGGTACTTTTCTATCATTACATCAAATAGCTTAATAATTTTTTTACATTCATCTATAGATATAAAGTCTTCATAAAGATGTATGTCGTCTGCTAGTTTAGTTAGTTTCATTACATGCCCTTCTCTGGTCCAGATTTATCCCCTGTTAAATTATCATATTCTGTAGGGACACCATTTTGTAGGTATTTCATATTTCTTGGATTATCGTATTCTAATCTTTTAAATTCTTTTTTCATCCAGTTGGCTGCACCCATTTGTTTTTGCTTTGCAATCCAGTCTGGGTGTCCATCATATGGGTACATGACAAAGTTTCTAACAAAAAACTTTTCTCCACCGTGAATTGTTTTAACTCCATGAAAGTATGGCTGGTCTGATGGGAAAACTAATATATCGCCTGCTTGTGGCTTGTGATTAATTAAATTGCCATCAACAAAAAACTCGATATCTCCACCTTGGTAGTCATCATTTATATACATAGTGCATGTGATCTGGAATTTAGAGCCAGGCATATCTCTTTCAGATATAATAAAGTCTGTGTGGTACTGCATTGTCATTTTATTATTTAGAACATCAACTTGATCAAAGTATTTAGAAAAAGAGCATCCGCTAAAATGCCATCCTGGCTTTAACTCTATATTATGTCTTTTTATATAATCATTTAATACCAAGTCATATGCTTGCTGTACTTGGGTTGCAAAATCTTTTTCTTCAATAAACATTGGATCCTCATTTGCATCATTTCTTTCTGACGAGTCCTTTATTTGAGTGTAGGTTCCAAAATGCGCCCAAGGATCCCATTTCTTTAGATAATAATTTCCTTCAGAAGACTGCTCTGACTTTTTCATTGTTTGATATAGTTTTTGTGGGTCAGCCAAAACATTTCTATATACATCTACTTTTGGATATAATTCTATATACTCTAAATCACTCATGGTTGTCTTTCTCCTGTATGTTTCATTATCGTCCAAAAAAATGGAGATGTAAATCGGTTGCCAGATTTTACTGGTCTTACCCCATGTGTGTAATACATATCACCTGGGAAAAAATAAGCTGCTCCTGCTTTTGGCTTAAACTCTATGCCGTGTTGTGGGAAATATAGTTCTCCGCCTTCATAGTCATCATTAAAATAAAATAAGCCAGCCAAATCATAATGAGGAAAATCGTTTGCTCTTCCCTTTTCAATTCCAGTATGGAATTCTTTATCGGCGTGTGGTTCTTGTCTTGCTCCAACTGGCCACCTAACAATTGCTGGACCTGTCTCTTTTGCATCAACATTAAAAAATTTATCTACTTCAATTTTTAATCTTGCAATCATGCTATTAATTAATTCTAATATTGTTGGGTCTGAGGCCATAAGTGAAAAGTACGTGCACACACGGTCTTTCCATATATCCGCATCATATAAAACAAGACCATCTTCATCTACGTGAGTCTCTGTGTGATCCCATATTTTATTATTTAGTGCAAATGTAATTAACCTAGTTCTTTCTTCTGTGGTTAAAAAGTTTTCTAGCTCAACAATATTATCTGAAGATTTACCAAAAAACCCAGATGGCGTTATTGACTTTGGGGCATGTAATTTCATATCTTGATTTGCTGGCTTCATTTTTAGTCCTTATTCTGTATAGTATCTATTCTACCATTAAACATTTTATTCGGTCCCACCCTTTAGTCTTATTGCTTTTATTTGGTGTTCACCAATCTTTTTGCCTTTTTCATCTGTTGCATCTCGATAAAAATTAGTCCATTCTCCAGCAGCATTTGTTTTGGCTACCGCTTCAGAATATTCTTTTGTTAAAAATTCTGATCTTGGAACCTGGTGTATAGGAAGCTCAGTCATTTCTGAATTTTGCAGTTCATCTAAATTTATTGGGACTATAGATATTATTGGTGTATTTGCCTTAATTGTTATTTCAACATTAGGCTTTGTTATCCTCCAGGCAACTGGTAGGTCGCCTCTAAAGAATGATGTTGATAAAAGCGTTGTAAATGGAACAGCACCGTCTAGAAATTGATTTGGCACTGGCATAGAGAGCAGTGTTTCATTTTTTTCTGTTACGAACATGAGTCCTGTGTTAAAGCTTATAGTTGCATTACCACGCTCTGAATAGACATATTTTTCTCCAGATAAAATTTTAACATGTTCTGAAGTTGAGTCTGATACGCCGTCCCAAATAAAAGAAATATCTTCTGGGAAAGATATTCCCCAGCCAAGCTGATTTGTTAGGCTAACTGGGAAACATTTATAAGCATGTGCTTTATAAGTCTCATCCATCCATGACCTTTTTGCTGTCAGTGGTGATACCCGTCCAAAACCTTCTCTAGTCTTGTATACCTTTATGTTTTTCACGTTCAACTCTTTCTGCTCTCATTTGCATAAACTCTTGGCAATGTGCATGATCATTATAATCTAACATTGTAACAATAGAATACTTTCTTCCAGATGTTACTGGTTCTGCTATGTGTGAGAATAGATATGTTGATGGGAATACGTATAGGTCTCCAGCTTGTGGCTTAATAGAAATATCTAGTTTTGGAAAAGTAAGTTCTCCGCCTTCATAATTATCATTTGGATATGCAACTAAAGAAACTGTGGCGCTATAGGAGAATCCGTGATCTGCGTGTTCTTTAAAGTGTTGGCCAGGTCCATATTGAATAAAATTCATAACTTCCCAGTAATTCATTCTTACATTATATTTACCGCAGTAATCCTCAACGGCGGGAATTTGTGCTGCGTATGCGCTTTCCCATATTTCTGATAGTGTAAACTCTTGTATATTCTTTGGGTTTTTTATTTCTCCAATTTTAAAATCTTGACAGTCTCTATAGTCTAACTTTGTTTCTGCATAACCAACTGTTGCGTCTGCCCAGCTATAGTCTTCTTGATTTGAATCGATAAAGGTTTTTGTCCTGTCCATGATGCTTTGTGGCATAACATTTCTATAAACCCATAGTCCTGGGAATAGCATCTCTTTTGAAGACCAATTAGGTTCAATACTTATAGTCATTTATTCTCCTGTTTTGTTATATTGTAACATGCTGTCTGGCAGGATGTCAATAATTAAATGGACTCGATCTAGTGAGGTGGGGTTCTCAACAGAGTGTAGTAAAACGTTATTAATTTCATAACAAATTCCTTCTTTCATATTCATGGAATTGTCTTTAACATTAAATAAAACTTTTTCATTTGTTATAATTGGTATATGGCACCTTCTTGCGTATCCTAGAGATGATCCGCCATCAACATGCTTATTTATATTCCTATATGGCAAAAGCTTAATAAATTCTAATCTCATTACTTTTCCGCTGTAAAAGTCTTCTAAATCTTTACATATTTTATCTAGCTGTGCCTGGGCCTCTGATGTTTTTAAACTATACTTTTTTATAGATTCTGGCTTTTGGCTTGGCTCCCAAGTGTATGACCACTCAAGTATTGAATAGCATTGTGTATTTGTATGGCTATATGTTCTTTCTTGTCTGGATGTGTCCAAAAACCATTCTTCATCGTAAGACAAAAATTCTTTTTTAATCTGATCTATTTCAAATGCTGATCTTTCTATTATTGTCCATGTGCTATCTTTTTTCAGTTTTTCGTACATAGTCGTATATCTCGCAATCTACTTGGTTTAAATCTTTAATTATCTTTTTGTGTGATTCATTTATTTCAACTCTAACTGCTGGGGATTCGTTGGCTTTGTCTGAGTGTTTAAACGCATTGAACCCAAACTGCTTTTTAATCTCTTCGCTAAAATCAAACTTAAACTTATCATAGTTTTCCATAGTGTACACATTCATTTCAGACATTGACTCTTTTATCTTATCAATATCTAAAGAATAGTCTTGTAGGTGCCATAGGTTATCTATAAATGGATCTTGAGAGTCTTTTATGTAGCTATTAAATAGGCTAACATCAGTTGATCCAGTTAAAAATTTTGACTGTAGGTTCCCCTGAACTTTAGACTGATCTTTATACAGCCACTGCTCAAGGTTCTCTTCTGCCTTTTCTTGACCCGTCACAAAACCAGTAGTATATTTAAAATAGCTTATATATCTTTCCACGGGATCTCTAAGTAAACAGAAAACTTTGGGGGAATCCATATATTTCAATGGCATTCTCCCAAAGTGTCCTATTACAAGTTTACTTCTTGATATTTGATCAACATCAATTATGCTTCTATTAGAGGCAAAGTGTTCTATATCTTTAGATATCAGGTCAGGTAATATATTATTTCTAATATATGCGCCAGACGTCCTAGGTATATGTAGATGATAGATAGACAATCTTCAAGTATTTTCTTAGAATATCTTGTAGTTGTGTACTACAATATTGCCTGCAAGCAATACGTCTACTGGGTCTGCATCTAGCTGATAAACATTTCTTGTTTCATCAATTGTGTCTACTGCTGTGACTGGTACCTCTATAAAGCCTTGGTTTTCAACCTTTTCTACAAGAATGTCTCCAACTTGTACTGTTCCTGTTGTCATGAACATATACTTGTCATCTCTTTTTGCAAGCACTGTCTGCTCAAGAGAGAATCTCTTTGTAGTATCTCCGTTGAAATACATTGTTATATCTTTTACTGATTCAATTATTCCTCTGATTGATGTTGGAACAACTGTCATTTCAGTTAAAGCAGTGGTAGACCAAGTAAATGGATCTTGTTCTGATTCAGATGTTAATTCTGTCCATGTAACTCCAGCTACAGTATCTCCAATTTTAATATCCTTGGCTGGTACATAAACTATGAATTCTCCGTCCATAGTTGCAACTAAAGTATCTTGGTCAATACATGCCCGAAATCTTGGTGGTGAAAAGAACCCTGGAGGTGCAAAGAACCCTGGTGGGGCGAAGAACCCTGGTGGGGCGAAGAACCCTGGTGGGGCGAAGAAGCTTGGAGGTGCGAAGAACCCTGGTGGGGCGAAGAACCCTGGTGGGGCGAAGAACCCTGGAGGTGCAAAGAACCCTGGTGGGGCGAAGAAGCTTGGAGGTGCGAAGAACCCTGGTGGGGCGAAGAACCCTGGTGGGGCGAAGAAGCTTGGAGGGAAGAATGGTGGGAAGAACGGTGCTAGTGTTGTAACTTGATTAGAGTTGCCAGAATAGTCTGCCGTACCGTTTGCGTTGACTGCTTGAACTCTATAAGTCTGTGATGTATTTGCTGTTTCTGGAACAGTATAATTTAATGCTGTTGTTGTATAGGTTGGGCCATCAGAAGATGTTAATACATATCCAGTTATTGCTGATCCACCATTATTTGGTGCTGTCCACTCAACATAATCTTGATTTGTTTGAGCTGTTGCAGTTGGGGCTGACATAATAGCTGGTTTTGTTGTAGTAGTAACTGAATTTGATGCTGCTGATGGGTCTGAAGTTCCGTAGCTATTAGTTGCAGTTACAGTAAATGTATATGAAACTCCTGACTGTAACCCTGGTACAGTAACTGGTGACTCAGCTCCGCTTCCAGTAAATCCACCAGGTGATGAAGTTGCTGTAAAG